CTTTTTTAATAATAACTATATATGCTTCTATCTTTTTCATAGTTTATTGATATAATTTTAAGCGATTTTTCTATATTTAGTCCAATCTTAGCTTTATTTTTTTAAGACTTATATTGTTTGTAAACCCCTTTTTAGCTCTTTGTAAACCTTTGTTATTCACTATCTTTTTCATAATTTATTTTGGTTTAAATACCTAGGTAATGGAGTTAGTATAAATAAACTTTTAGGAGCAATCCACAATATAACTTTTTTCCAGAACGAAGAACAATTCTGATATCTCATTTTCCATTCGCACGCCAAAACTAATCTTTCTCCTTCTATTTTACCCCACTCGCTTATTGCTTTTTGTTCTTGTATTGCTCTGTTTAATATTTCATTCATCTAACCTCTATAAGTTTAATTTAGTCTTCTTCTGTAAAATCTTCTAATTGCTCAATAAACCATTCAACCACTACTGTATCACCTCTACTAATTAACTTTCTTGCTTTAGCATCTGCTAAAAATTGTTTGATTTCCTCTATACTCCATTTTACTTTTCCCATAATATATATTTATTTTAAGTTAGTTAGATTAGACGCAAAATTATTGTTGTGCGACTATATATCAATACAAATATCTTGAAAATGATTACTTATTGACCATTTTTCTGCTTTTAAACAATATATGGCTCTATCTTGACTACCCACAAAACGTCTATTTTTAGTAAGCATATACCATTTCCAAGCTCCAGCAGCTCTTTGCCAACGACCAGCTCTTGTGCGATTGATTACTGACTCAACCTCAATCCCTATTTCTTTTTTAATCCTATTAGCTAAAAGAATTGCATTTTTTGAACACTTGTTTAATTTCGCCATACTTAAATGTCTCTTTACGCAGATTGTAAGACTAATTAACTTAGTTATCCCTCAACCTTTTAAAAACTTCTTCTGTTAATTTTTTATTGTTTTCTATTTTATCGTGGCAACAAGGACAAGCAACTAGCGTTTCTTTTACTGAGGATAAAAGTCCTAAATCAGCTTTGTACCAAACCCTTTTATGTTTATGAGCAAAACTTAAAGCAAAGTTCGGCATACACCCTGGCAGTCTAATCTCACAGCTTATTGTCCCTCGTTCTGTATATTTTTGTTTTAAAATCTTGTTGGCCTTGAGGTTTATTTTTCCTATTCTTCCTATTCTTTTCATATAATTATTTTAATTTCTACTCTTGGATCTTCTTTAGAATAATCTTTAGTGATTGTTAGCTTTTGAATTTGTTTATCATCTTCATAAACTACACCTTCTAAAGCATCAAGAATTATTTTATTAAAATTATCAACATCTCTCCTGCGCTTGTCTTTAAAGAACAAAGTAATTTCTAATGCGCAATCAATAGATACAACCTTTTTCTTATACTGCTTTTTGGCCTCTGAATGATACAACGCTTTCAACTCTTTTCCTTTCTTAGTCATATACATGGTAGGAAATCTACCACGACAAGCAGATCTATAAATAGTTTGCGTACTCAATGGATTGCCTTTAAAAATTATTTTCATAAATTATTAACATAATACTTATTCCAACAATCCCGGGATCCCCACGAACTATCTTCTATTCCCCAGTGTTTTGTTCCATCTTTTTCTAAAAGATACAACCCTACTCTTAAATTACATTCTCCGTCAAAAATTACTTCTGTTCTTTTTTCGCTCATGGGTAGATAAACAAAATTCCAGCAACGCTCAGGCATATAAATATCATTTTTAGACATTTCAACTATTGTTTTATTCCACGTTCCACTAATAATGCCAAACAATCCCATTCCAGCAATACATCCATACTGACGATTACATTCCCAGTCTTCCCAAGAGCTTTCACAAAACACTATTCTACTGGCCAGATCATCTTCTTTTACCAAACCAATTTCTACTGCCCACCTCTCTGGATATTCTGAATCATACTTTATTACCTTTAATAAATAAGGATTTTCTAAAACGGGAGCAACTACAAAGAAAGGAATTAACATTAGCTCTAATATAAATATTGATAAAAGTTTGTTTTTCATTTAATCAAATCCCTATGGCATAATCTTCTAATTCTTCTGTTTCTAAAACTTTGCCTATTTTTTGATAATATTTAAACAACACTTGTGCTGCCTTGTACTTCACTATCAATCCACAAAAATTATATCTTTGTTTTTCTCTATATATTTGAATCTGTTGCTCTTTATACTTTTGAAGTTTTGTTTTCATTTTTCTTTTAATAAACTATTATTTGCTTTATTTTCATTTTTTCTTTCACACCATTCAGGATAGTTTTTAAAGTTTTTAAACAAACCTTTTTCTTTTAAAGTATTAAAACATTTTTCCATTCCTTCAGATATTCCGAGTTTTTCAAAAGCAGGCTTTGGTTTTGGTAAAAAAAGATTCTTTTGTCCTATATCTTTAGGCTCATAAACCCTTTCAACTCTATTTAGATTAATAATTTCATTGATACTTAAAATATAAACAGCACCACTTCTACCATTTATTTTTTTAAATTCTTCTTCTGTGATCCGAACATTGATTTTTTTTAATAAAAGAAATAAGTTGACCAAGTTTATTTTCTAATTGATATGGAGTAAAAATTACGGGAGCATAAGGTTTTCCAAAAATCTTTGGAAGATAATCAATCATATTTTCAACTTTTTCTTTTCCATGCTTTTTAACCATTCTTTCTAAAGCTGCCCTTTGAGTCTTATTTGAAAACAAACGCTCATAAGAAGGATTTACTTTTTTAAATCTTTCTATTAAGAGATTTAATCCTGCAACTTTTGAAGTTGCAACGTCTTTTGTAATAGTTTCTTTTGTTATAGCGTTTTCTTTTGTAGTGTGAACTTTTTTCATATGAACTTTTTTCACAGGTTCAAGTGAACTTTCTTCACTGGTTTTGTTATCTTTCTTAACCTGTGAAATTTCTTCACTGGCTATTTTACTAAGAAATATCCTACCTAATCTGTAAAAAATCTTCTTACCTGAACGCTTTTGTGGAGTATTGAGTAGTTTTCCATTAATATCTCTTGCTTCTATCCAATGATTTTTAATACAATTTTCTATTGCAGTTGAAATTGCTCTACCACTTCTACCTGTTTGTTGAATTATCTGACTTCTGGCAATCCAATCTTCTTTTTTTCTTGTTTTTGTTTTTGGATCTAATTCCCAACCCAATGTTTTTCTTGTAACTACTAAAACCACTCTTAGTTCAGTATCGTTCATTCTCTTCATTTCGCCATTATATAATTCGTTTGGAGTTGGAGTTGTGTTTGGAATTGCCATATTTTTAAACTAAAACCTCGTGTGGATCTGGGATTATTATTCCATGTTCCACAGAAGCCCAGCGTTGAACTTTTTCTACATAGTTTTGAAACTGAGTAGTAGTAAGTTTTGTTGTGCTAATAACCGTTGGAATCTTTACGCCTTTCTTTTTAAGAAATTCCCACTTGAGAGCTTCGTGCATTTCTTCTGGATCGTAGCCAAAAGAATCAGCAAGAATTTTTACTACTACTCCCCAGTAATATCTATTCTGCTCATTACTCCTAGATGTTTTGTATTTTCTAACAATAACTTGAATTTTCTTATCTTCTAATCCAATCAAATATCTCTTGAACCCTGTTATATCGTCTAATTTTAGCTTTCCGTTTTTAACTTCTCCTGCGAATAAGAAATCCATTAAAAAGGAATCTCATTAACATTTATTTCTTCTTCATCATCAATAATTGGTATTACAGGTTCAGCTCCTTGAGTCTCTTCGTTTCTTACTTCTTTTTCTGCTACTTTAGAACCAGCCTCAATCCTTTTAATCTCGATCCTTTTAATCTCAATATATCCCTTAAAAGAGTTTGGAATCTTTTGATACTCAAGAGTAATTGTTTCACCTCTTTGAATGTCAGCCATTCTTTGAACGAAATAATGAAGTTCTCCGTTCTTATTATGAACTGGAACACTATATTTTTTCTTTTGGCCATCTTCTTCAAAAATATATTGCACCTCTGGCCTTTTCTCTTTAGTTATAAAGTTTTCACCCTCTATCGCTTTGTCTGAGATAAACCTAACTGTATGTTTGCCGGTTCCTTCAACTCCTTTTTTATTTCCTGCTGCGTCTTTAATTTGAGTTGCTAATTTAAGAAAAGGAGGAGGAACCTTGCCTTCTTCTATTGCCCTGTCCATTAACTTTTTGGATGCTGATTTTTCTTCCATAATTATTTATTTTTTAGTTTTAATAACTTTTTTGACCTTTACTGGTTCATTTTCTACTTTGTTAAATTCTTCGGCCTTTAAACTCATTTCGTATTCTTTCAAAACCTTAGCTGCTAAAAATGATGGTAGATATTTTTTCCAATCTTTTTCTATTTGAACTTCCAGGACTCCATCTTTTCCAAATCTTGCAATCATCGTCTGCTCAACTTCGAATCCTTCTTCTTCTTTGGCTTGAGCATAAGCTGTTGCCTGCAAGGGATAACTAGAGTAGATACCTGTACTTGTTTTAAAATCTAAGACACTTAACTTGCCATCTACACCACCATAATAGTCAACTGTGCCTGCGTACTCATGTTCTTTAGAATAACACCTACCCTCTAGTGCTATTGGCTCAAACTTATGTTCATTAAAAAATCTCAACATAGCACTACAAGCCAATCTTTCTTTTTGTTTTTCTATCATTATCATTTCTATTATTAACTCAGCTTTATTTGCTCCTTTAGTGAGCCACTGCTCTGCTTTTTTATGAACCCTGGTTCCTAATTCTCTTGCTTCTTTACTAACAACATAATGTTCTCTGCCGGCTGTCATTAAAACATCTTTTAGGTTTTTAAGAAATTCTACACCACCTAATCTTTTTGCTTCTGAATAAGCTTTTTCTTTTGTTAGTTTTACAGCCCAATTTATAAGAAATGGCTTTGCCATTGCACTCGTAATACTGGTAACTCCATAAACGATTTTTTTACCAACTCTGTATATGTGTTTTTTTTCGTCAAAAGATAATGTAATTTTATCTTTGTAAAGTTTATAATTTTGCATGTTTTTATTTTTATTGGTTAATCTTTTCGGCCTTTTTACAAATATAAATTATGGCTGGATGTGTTAAACCAAAAGTCCCACCAATCTGTCGATAAGTGTAATTCATTTTAGGATCTTTTCTCATGGCAATAATTTTCTGTTTCTCAACCTCGTTGACTCTTCTCATCCTTTTTTTGTTTGCACCTTTTTTTCTTTTCATAGTTTCATTTACCATTTTACCAAATTTAAAAACCCTGTCAAATTAGCTTTATTTTACGCACTTATCCACAACCAAAAAACTGCCGAAGCAGTTTTGTTGGTACGTTGCAATTACCTAAATTTACAATTCTTCGTCCTCCTCCTCTTCCTCTTCTTCTTCTGTCCCTTCTGAATTGAAAAATTCATTATCAATCTTTGCACGTGCTTTCTCTACCTCATCTTTTTCAAAAACTGAAAAGGCAAATCCTTTAAATTCTTTATCTTCAATCGGTTCTCTAGACGATAAGATATAAAACTTCTCTTCTCCTTCTCCGCATTTGTTAAGATGTTCTTTTGCTTCCAGAGCGGTTGTAAATTCTTTTACATATCCGTCTGCTAAAAACTTTATATAAACAAGCATTTTATTAATCTTATTAATTAAGTTAATTTTTTATTCGACTTTTTCTATTTAATTTCTTGGAGGATAAATATGATCTGGCATATCAAATATCAATGACGCGCGGATGTCTCCACGATACCCGGCAGATCGTAAAATGGTACGTAATGCATTTGCTATTGCGCCTCCCTTTCCGATAACTTTTCCACGATCGTCTTTCGCAACCCTGACCGTATATTTAATACCCATTTCATCTGACACGTGTTCTATCTCTATTTCATCAGGATTTGAGACTAACCCAGATAATATCATTTTTAGCCACTCCTGTAATTCCTTTGAATCCATAAAAGTAATCAATAATTTAATTATAAACGCGACTTAAAAACTTGATGGCAACCTAAAACACACAATCATATAAATAACTATACAAGCTGATAAAAAAATTAAAACACTTTCAATCGTTTTACCAAAATGTTTTTGATTAAAAAAACTTTGCAGCCACTTTGGATATTCTTCTTCTCTGACGTTTGTCATAACAAAATACCAGGCCACAACAGGTATCAACATGATTGGTATTGCTGATAATCTATAAAGAAAGTTTATCATTTACCTACCAAATTTTACCGCTATCTTTCTAAAAAGTCCGTAAAGAGTCACTCCAGCAGAAAGCACTCCACCAAAAGCTATAATTAATTCTGAAATAGCTTCTACCAGACCATTTAATTCACCTTGAACAAGTGCTACCCCAGATGAGGAAGCAATAAATAAAGCCAATGGAATAATTCCAATTAAAATTCCTTTGATAGTCAAGGCCAACTTACTTGAATCTACACTAGATGTTAAAACTTTAGGTAACATAATAGTTTGATTATTTAGTATAATGCGACTTCGTTATCTAATATATCCACCCTCTTTCAACCATTCTTTTAAATATTTGCCAGGACAAGCAGTAGGAACAATTTGTCCATGATACTTAACCTTGAATCCTCTTGCCACATACTCATCTAATTCGTCTTTTAAGGCTCTTAATTGCCATTCTGTCGGCTTTTTAAGGTCTGCATTGCCTTTGACGCATATACCCACTGAATTTTTATTCCAATAGCCTGGTCTGGCTGGATCTACACAGTGCGCTCCTTCTTCATTATCCCTACGAGCAACAACCACTTCTCCGCCGTCTCTAATCCATTTCTGATAACCAAGAGTATATCCAAGCGAAGATTTGAATCCCCACTTATCTCCGTGATGTTTATTTACTTGCTCAAACGTCCAGTCTCCTCCGCTATTATGAACCATAACAATTTTCGGTTGAAGTAAATTTGGAATTGTTATTTTTTGACGTAAAAGTTTAACCCGTAGCTGAAGCTTTAAAATTAAAAGCTGTAACATTAACTTCTCTAACAACTGTTCTAAAAATGATTTTGTCATATTATTTTATTAAATTAGTAAAAAAAAAGGAGAGAGAGAAACTAAATGTAAAGTGTTCCTCCGTTAGTAATTTTATCCATTGCTTCCTGAAGCTTCTCTGTTGCTTTTTTGGTATTATCATATTCCCATCCAAGCTCATCTGAGGTCATTTCTTCTTTGCTGGCAAATTCAGTCAAGGAATTAAACTCTAACCAAGAATCAAGCATTAATATAGCAGAATCTAAAGCAGTTTTAAGTGCTAAAAGAGTTCCTCTATCTTTAGGCTTAACCTTGTCTGGATCTAATTCACCTGAAGTCCCTTGCAACATAAGATAGTCATTGTGAAGAATAGTCCTAAAATACAGAGCAACTTCATCGGTCATCTTTTTCACTCGTTCTCTCTCTTTAATGTCTTTACCCAATTCGATCACCTCCCGTTGTGTGAATTTTGTAAAGTAATTTGGCGGGATAGCTGGAGTTCGCTTAACAAAGATTACCTCTGTGGGGTTTAAACTCAGCTATCCTTTCGCCTTTTTAAAAGAACTATTTATTTTTAATTTCCAAGTGATTCTTTAATCCACGCAATATTAACATTAATTTCTTTAATATCTCCCTCTATGGCCATAACGGCTCCGTTTAATTCATTCACCCTATCATTTGTATCGTCAATCCTACCATTCACTCTACCTATTGAGGTAAAAAGCCAACCAAAAATTATAACTGTTAAGCTAGCTGCTATCGACGCTATTATTTTTTTACCGTTGTTGTTATCCATATTATTTTGCAGATTCAAAAAACTTTCTGGCCGTGTTGCTACTAATTATATTTTGTTCTTGTATGAATCCAAATAAATCATTGAAATCCTCTTTGTTCATGTTCTTCTTATATTCTACCAATAAAGCAATCTGTGAATCAACCGACGTTGCATAAATCAATGAATTAATCCTTGAATCTGATTGTCCTCTTAGTATTGCGACTTTGAATTTCTTTTGAAAATACCTAACTTCACCTTTTGTTTTAATTTGTCCTTTGAAAGCTTCTTTCGTAGCTTCATTCATCATCGGCTGAATGTCTTTCTGATTAGATCCAGCTTTTTGAAACTTTTCAATATACTTATTTATAACTCTGGTCTCTTCTATCCTATTAGCTGCACGCTCCTGTTCTATTATGTCTGTTACATCCCTGGCTCTTTCAGAAACTCCATAGTCGCTAACCTTAATGAATCTGCCTATTATATTATTTACAAGAGGAGCATTAAGACCTACTTGCAATAAAGACTTTTCTGTTGGTGTTTGCTCGTGAATCTCAAAGCGCATAAACGTTCCTCCTCCTAGTTGCTGGAATTGCCATTTAAGAAATGGAATTAGCGCATACTTACCACCGGCTTTAAATTCATCATCTTTTAACACGTTCCTGCCTCTAAAGAAATCATAAGGATTTTGACCTGCTAAGAATTGTGAAATGGAGAAAGCAGCGTCTATCACTGGAGTAACGGAAGGTAATTGCCCTCCTGTATAACTCAATATTTGTGCAAAGTCTTTAGGATGAACCCCGTTTCTCGGTAGGTTTAATCCTTTCCAAAGCAAACCTCCTAGAAAACGGCCAGTTTCATCTTGTGGGACTCTAAAATAAATTGTTTTGCCATTTGCATCTTTTCCTAATGGAATAATTATATAGTTTGTTTTGTCATATTCCGAAGCATCTTCCATCATTTCTTTTAAGTCATCCCCAAGCAATCCCAATAGTGCTGCGAACATAAGAACTTTTGGAAGAAAAGTAATCTTTGCAGTTTTCCACCAGAAACCAGAACGTGTTTTTGGATCACCAATCGCGCTTACGTAATCTGCACGCATACCTTCCTTAATAGCATTAGAGAATAAAAATACTTCATTGTACCAACCATAACCAGCTCCACGTCGTAAAAAGTCTGGAGATCCAACCCTGGTACGAATAAATTTAGCAAACTCTTTTGGAGGAAGCTTTCCGTTTAACTGTTTATAACCAGCTACTTTAGGAAGTGTTTCAACTAAGTTTCCAGTTCTTTCAATGAAATCTAAGATAGGTAAAAGAAATCTCATTGCTGGATTTTTACTTGATGGTTTTGGTTTTAACACACCATATTGCAACATCATTTTGTCTATTTTGTCATCTATGCTACTCCTACCCTTAATCAAATCGTTGTATGTAATTCCTAACATTCTTGATTTTTCCATTTCAGAAATTAATTCATCTGATATTCCAAACGCTCTTGCTTTTGCATGTTTATAAGATTCACCATATAGTTTGACTAAATTAAACAACGTCATATCTGGAACATTTTTCCAAGTACGCACAAAGTCTCTTGCAAGGTTAAAGGCCTGGAACCCTAAGTTGAATGTAATGAACAGTGGCCTGAACACCTTACCGTTCATCATTCTTAAAACCTCTATAATTCCATTATTATAAGCTGTTGTATTTCTTCTAAGTGATTTTTCTATGTACGGATCAACGTAAATACCTTCAACGTTTCCTTGATCCATATAAATAACAAGCTTTTCGTTTGATTCCTTTGACTCAACCGGGAGATGAGTCTTTCCAGTGAATACTTTTTTAGCAGGCTTAATTTCGTCTGAATGATATTTTTCTAAGAAGCCCTTTGTTTTATTTATAACTTTATTACGTTCAATAGAACGTATGGTTGATACGGTTTTTATAAGAGTGGCCGTAGCTGGATTAGAAATCTCTTTAAGAGTTCCTATCTGGCGCTTTATAGAAGCTGGTATATTCTCTTGTAAGTGGTCAAGCACTTGAAACGTAGCGTAGGCAGGATTGTTTATCATTTTTTGATAAAGTTCAGGTTTGTATAAACCGGCATTATATCCTTCTTGCAGAATACCCTTAATGGCGTCTCTGAATTTGATTACATTGCTATCAATAATCTCAAAAGCTTCATTACCCATTTTTTTTCTCATGTCTTCTAGTTGCTTTTTAGCTGACTCAGGAGTATGGCCAAGCGGATTTGCTAAATCTCCTCGTTCAGTCATTACACGATTAAGGAACATAACAACACCAAAATCTTCCCAGGACAGTTCATTCTTGTTTAATTCCTTATAGATAGGATCAATTTTAGTTTCAATAAAGTTTTTAATTTCACCACCAAGATAATTACGTTCTTCTAAATAATAAATAGGATTCTCGTCATCGTTAATCTGCTTCCCCTCTTTTTTAGTTTTTTCTATAAGGTCAATAACGGCCTGGTTTTGATCAATCAGTTCATACTTCAATTTAAACCAAATGCTTCTCTGTCTTGATTCACGTTCTGCTTCTTTAATTTTGTATAAATCTTCTCCTTTTTTGAACATGTTCCTGATAGCTTTTTCTCTTTTAGACATAACAACATCTTCTCCTTCAGCGAGTATCTCCTGTAAATCAAAGAATGCTTTTCTAACTTCTGGTTTGTTGTCTAAATGTTCAAAGAACTCTTTATAGAAATTAGGAGCCATACGTTCTAATGTACCGGGTGTGTTAAATAAAACTGAGATTGCATCAGCATAAAGCTCAGAAGAACTTTTACGATACTTTGTATGAGATAAAGTTGACGTTCCCTCATCGAATGGTCTCCACCACTTAGATAATTCCCAAAGTTCCTCTCTTAATTCTTTATTCGTTATTTCTGTTGTTCCAAAAGTATTTTTAAGGAATTTTCGCATAGTTAAAAGACGGCTTAGTAAATTACCTCTTGAGCTAGTAAGGTCTGGTAGAAAGTCAACTAGATGCCCTATTTCATGTGCTAATGTTGCAGCTAGCTGTTTGTGATTGCCTTTTTCAAATAGGTTGCGATTTAAGACAAGCCTTTTTCCTTGTTGGAACCCTTTATATTTTCTTAACTTTTTAACTTCTGGAAATTTGCCAGACAACTCACGAGCGATAGATACCATCTCAACAAATTTAATAGGACGAATCTTATCAACGTTGCCAAGCTCTACTGGAACATTTTCACGAAACATTCCTTCAGCAGCACCAGGCGCGCCTTTCTCAATCTGTTTAAATAAATTAGTTTGGTCAAACTCTTTTGGAGGTAAGTAAAACCCTTTTTGGCCAGGTAAAGTTGGTTTTGGTTTAACCTTCTTTTTAAGAAGCTCTGACTCTAAAGCCACAAGACGATCTCTTTTTTTAATTGACTTTTCTTCACCGAAAACAGGTCTAGTTTTCAAAATTTCTTCCGACGGAGTTGGTGCTTTTGCTTCAACTTGAACTGGTTTCTCAAAAAACGTTATCTTCCCTGTTTTACTTTCTATCTCTCCTACGATTGGAACTTCTCCAATTCCTTCAACTTCAACAACTTCTGGCTCTGCTTTACCAAAAATATCTTCAACGCTTATTTCTTCTTCACCCGTAGAGCTTTGCGCAATCTCTGCAAGTTCTTCTCCTCCCTTAGTGCTTTCACTAAGTTGTTCTGTAACTTCTTTTTTGTATTTTTTGTCATAATTGTCTAATATAGAGTTTCTTGTCTGACTGGTATCAATACCTAGCCTAGAATCAAGTTCCTCTAATATAGTATTAAATAATTCCCTCTGAGCTGACCTTATCCCAGTAGGATATTTTATATTATTTATATCTTTAAACCCATCCATTACTTTGTTTAAAAGCTTTTTGTGGCGTAAGTCTGCTGGAATCCATTTAGGAAATTTAGATGGTTCTCCAAGCCAACTTACTATTTCTCCTTCTTTATCAATCACAGGAACTCTTTTTCCAGCTTCTGCTACATCCATTTCAACCCATATATTTATTATCTCCTCTTGAGCTTTTTCTTGAGTAGTATATTGTTTTGACAAATCTGTTTCTAGTGTCGTAATAGCTTTAGTAATCTTTTTTCGTGCTTGAACTACTTCCTCTGGTGATACTTTTTTCTTAGGTTTTTCTTCAACTTTGTCACTCCACTTACTGATCCATTCTTCTTCCATTTCAACTTGTCTTTCGGTTATTTTATCAAGTTTTTTCTGCAATACTTCTCGTTCAGCTTTTTTAGCTTTTTTTATTTGTTGAGTAATATCCATAGACCTACTCTCTAATTTTCCATATTCTTTAGCATAATTTTCTTCCCAATCTTTATTTGCCTTAACTTCTTTTGCTTTTGGAACCTCAACATCTTCGATGACTTTTGGCTTCTTTTCAATTTTAGGTTTTTCTACCTCAGGTTTCTTTCCAATTTCTTTAGTTATTTGATTATAGAAATCAATTAATTGGTCAGACACAATTTCACCTTCAAACTTTGAAAGCGCCTTTGTTTCTATTCCACTTAACGATGTTTCAAAAATTGTTGAAGATACAAATTCTTCTACTGTCTTAAATTTCTTTGCGTCTGTCGCTAATGATTCAAGTTCTTTAGGAATTATTGCTTTGACCTCTGGTTTTATTTCAGGAATCTTAACTAACAATTCATTCTCTAAAGTTTCTGCAAAGCCTTTTAACCTTTCAGCTTCTGTCCCTATACCTTCTGTAAATACAGCCACAGCACCGGGGACTACGTTGTCTGCTGCTACTCCTGCCTGCCTCTCAGACACGTTTCTATTTAATAATTCAGTTACGAAGCTTTCCTTAATCAAATCAACCTTTATGTCTGCTGTGTCTTCTGGAATAATTTTTGCTACTATGTTGTGAATTGCTTCTTTTGTTAATTTTCTAATATCTTTTTTTATCGGAGTAACTTCTGGTTCTTCAACAACTTCTGGTTTTCCTTCAATAGCAATCTCTTTAACAGAAGGTTCTTCCATTTTCATTTCTGTTTTAGGTTGTGCCTTTGCTAATTTAATTTCCTGTTGAACAGCAGAAGTTCCACCAACTAAAGCAAATGGCAAGGTAGCAATCAATGTTTCTGTTATTAGATTGGCAGCATCGCCTAAAATCTTTCTATTTTTATTAACAGTTCTAACGGTTGCGTCTTGAATCGCTGCCTGTAAAACTTCTTCCATGGTTTCAGCAATTTCAATTTGAGCTATTGTTTTAAATCCTTTCTTTAGAACATAAGCCATTGTTTTTTTAACAACTTCTTTTCGTATGTTGGTTGTTAAGGCCTTTGAGAAAATTTTACCACCTAATTGCTTAATAAGAGGTAAATCACCTGCAACTTCTACCGAAGCAATAATTGGAGCAATGTATTTTGTAAGATCTGCCGCCTGTTCTTCGGTTGCTCCGTTTACTATTAAGTCTTCAAAAAGGTCTTGTGAAATCATAGGAGTAGCGACTGCAACACCAGCGCCAAGTGCAAGCACAGGGTTTCCAGTAGTTGCTCCTACGGCCAAAGTAGTTCCTAAGACTCCAAGAGTAAAAGAAGCAGAACCAGCTGCCTTATAAGCTATATATGCAGGATCGGCTAAAAGTTTTGGATTTGCCTTTATGGCATCAAGTGCTGGTTTATTCCATTCTTCTCTATACTTTGGCGGTTGTAATTGTGGATTTTTAGCAAGCCATTCTTCGTATTTTTCTTCTGACTTATTATAGGCATCTTTAAACCAATTTCTTAATTTTTCATTTCTTTCGTTAATAGTTTTTACATACTCCTTTGTTGCCGGCTCTCCTGTAAAAGGAGCTGGATCCCCTTCTCTAATGTTTTTGAAGACTATATTCGGCAATGTGTTAAGAAAATAATTTTTACTTGTCTGAAGCATGTTCCTAGCTCCAAGATAAAAATTGTCCCAAATGTCTTTAATATCACTTTCCTGGACGTTTCCTGTTTCCATGTCAAAATCTCTAACGTTTCCAACGCTTTCGTTGATGTCAGTCTGTAATGATTCCATGTATTCCTTTGGCTGTTGATGCAAAGGAATATATGCTTCAGGTATTAAAGAACCTGTCTCTTTAGTCTCTTCTTTTATTGGAGTAAGTGGTTGATAAGCCATAATTTTATTAAAATTGAAATGTAGTATCAGACATAATACTTTTATATGCTTCCATCATTGCTTTTCCCTTCCCTTCTCCTAATTGTTTATCTAAATGAGCGATGATAGTTGGTTCTGTTATTCCAGCGTTAAGAGAACGTTGAATGTCTAGAGCAATAGCCTCTGGCACTCCAGCAGCCGCCAATGTATTTATCTTTGCTTGTGAAATTAACTTAGTAGTACTCGTAGCTCCAGCTTGTCCTATATTAACGTTACTGATTGAGTATTTGCCCGCCTGTAATTCCATATTTTTAATATCTAATTGAGTTGCACTATCAAGACTATCGTAACTAACGTTTCCACCCTTGAATAAACCATACATAATTTGAAGATTTGCTCTTGCGTTATCATTTTGTCTCTCCTCAACTGTTTTAGCCTTATCTTCAATTCCTACTAAAAGATTAGTAAGCTGCATTGTTGCATTGAATTTGAATTGATAGTCCTGTTGAGCGTCATCATAGTCCTGGCCAGTGTACTTAACTATATTGTTAAGCACATTGTATTTCATATTAAGTTGATTCGCTAAAGAATTTCTATCTGCTACTAAATCACGTCTTTGACGATTATATTTCAACTCTTGAGCTGTTTGCCTTCTTCTTATTGTACGCATTCCAACCCTACGACCTTCTTCTTCCTCTAAAGTAGAAGCAAAGTCAGCGTCAAGTTTTTCCAATGCTGCTTCCGAAGCAGCAAATTGATTCTCTAAATCATCTATGCCTAACAATTCTCTTTGTTCACTATAAACTTCAGTCGTTGTTTTATCCTTTTCTGGTTCTTCGTCTAACTTTGCAAGCAGTTTTTTTACAAGCTTTGCTGAGTCTGACACTTCAACGTCTTTATCTCCATCTTCAGTCAAAATTTCATATTCTGCGTCTGAATCTTCATTGGCTGTTTTGTCAATATCGATTATTTCTTCTTGCTTATCTTGTGGTTCTTCATCTTCTCCAGTTTTTACTGTTGTTTCTTCAGGTGTAACTTCAACTTTTTCGTCTTCTGTCTCTTGATCTTCACGAAGCAAACGAAGCATGCGAGTATTTTGAGTTGCTGAACCTATGTAATTTGTAATACCTAAATCTCTAGCCATTCTTGACCTTGACTGAAAATCACTTGACTGTCCTATTGAGCTAAGATAATCAACTATTGAAACACCTGCATAAGCTCCACCTGTTGCTGTTTGTTTAGTTTGTTTTGCCAAAGGAGAAAGCCCTCCTGGTGGTGCTTTATATCCTGGAACTTCTGTTAATGGCTTATCTTTAGTTTGAACTTGAGTAATAGATTCTGCCGGTGTTTGATAACCCGGTATTTGCGTTAATGGTTTAGCCTTAGTTTGATCTTGAGAAGCAACGTTCAATAATCCTAAAAGCTGAGTGTTTTGTTGTGCCGTTCCAGCATAATTTGCAATACCTTTTTCTGCTGCTATTTTAGATCTACTCGCAAAATCACTTGGTTGCCCAACAGCTTTTAGATAATCGACTATTGACGTTCCTGTGTATTGTGTTGGCATGTTTTTTATTTTTTAATATCTCTATATTGAACGTCTAAGATACCTCCACATTTTGCAAGAATATACGACGCTACTTTTGCCAAAAATGGAACTTTTACTTTATTTGGAAAATACACAAGCAAAGTCCTAGCTATTTTTGCTTTCTTATAAATTTTCATTTCTTCTTCTTGAGCAACTTCAATTCGTTTTTGAAATCCCACCTGTCTCTTCCTTTTAGTCCGTTGTTTTATTGGTATTGCCATAATCTTTTTGTTTATATTATTTATGGATCTTGATTAGTGGTTGACTTTACGACTGTTTCTAATTCTATATCTGCCGCTAGATTGTTTCCTCCAAAAGCAGTTATATAATCAGTATAATAAAATCTAAAATTCCAAACATAGATAGTCCATCCACCAGTATTTACGTGAGCATATATTTGAATTAAATCACCAGATGAAAATTCAGTAAAATCTTGAGTATGAGTTTGGTCACCACTATCAACAATAGACTGTTCAGTTCCTAAAGCAACTCCATTTTTATATATTCTTGCCTTACCGCTTGTTCCACCACTACCCATTTTTGACGTAAAACCTATTTTTAAAACATCAATATCTTCGTTTAATAAGATTTCTTTTAATTTTACGTAAGATGTTTCAGTTGTGTTTTGCTCTGCATCGTTAGAATTACGTAAACCACTACTCACTTTAGTTTTTTTATTGGCTGTGCTTCGTGAATATAATGAAAGTTCAGTAGCAGAAACAGCAATACCCACCTTGACCGATCTTGTTCCTGCCACATCAGATATTTCTCCTGCTGTATCTGACAAATAATATATGCTTCCAACAGTTAGTCCAGAAAAACCTATCTGTTCTCCTACCGTATTGACATCAACGTTATCTCCAACCGAAGTATTCTCGTTGACAAAGCCCAAAAACTTAGTAGTCCTTTCGTCATCAAACGAAGCGTCTGTTTTGTAAACTCTATTTGCTCTAGGTTTTCCATATATATCAAATCTAAAATCATAATCGGCTTCAATCGTCCAATTACTTCCTGAGTCTGTTGAGTAGAGGAATGTTCCATCGGCATAGGGGTTACCAGAATTGGCAAACTGAGCTACAACTCTATTCGCTTCGTTTGTATCAGGAACTTTCCAGGTAATCGCATAAACCGTGTCAGCATCAATGTCAAGAGGTGAATCTAAGACAAATTCCTCCAGAGCATAAGAAGTGGTCAGAACGTCATCGGCAACAAGAACTTTCGAAGCTAAAGCTGCGCCAGTGGGTTCTCCTGCAGAAGTAGCAAATATTTCTAATGTTATGTTCCCCACGGGTGTTCCAACCTTCTTGAGCATTAGATTAACTTTTGTAATGGTCTTTTCGTCTGCGAACAGAAAAGTTTGTCCTCCCCATCTCACTCCCCAGATAGTCGCGTCTGTTGTCCCTGTGGTGTTCTCGGCTTCTTTAGTAGCTGTCAACCCTCCTGTGGACAGATAAACAGCCTCTCCTTCTAACAAATCTTCTCCTGCTTCTTTGGAAGTAGCGATTGTAGTAGGACGATTTAGAGATTTAAATGACAATCCATCGTGATAGTAAAGATTTCCGTTCTCGTTAGCATAGATTTCTCCTTCTGATGGAGTCTGTGGCTCAGTAGCGATAGGATAAAGTCCAATATGAGCGCCTTGACCAGCCGTAGCGTTAAGATAAAGAGTAGGTTTAGTCCTACTAGCATTTGAAGCTACTAAAACATACAAAGAATATCCTAATCCATTTGTTCTAAAATATCCAGCAGAATCAGCATTAGCAGCATTAGATATTTCAGAAGCGAGTCCTACTCCAGTTCCAGCCACTGCTATATTGACCGCAGTGGCAGCTGAACCAGCAAAAGTACTGATACCAGCTATTATGCTAGCATCTACAAAAAGTTTAAAAAGTTGATTTTCACTAGAATCATATAAAGTCAATGAGTCGTCAGTATCTGTCAAAACAATCCTTTGTCCTGAAGAAGCAGTTTGAATAATTCCTCCAGTATCTCCTCTAAAAGTTCCTGAATTTCCTTCAAAATCTCCTTCTGCTGTTAATTTCCAACCAGCTGAACCACTCACATAATTAGCAGATTGAAAAGAACGCTTTGTTGCTTTAAGCCCTATCGTCTGGAAAGATTGTCTTAACCCAGAGAAACTCATTCGTTCTTTAATTTCTGGAATTGGTTGTGAAATTATAATTGGCATTATTCTTGATATGTCACCCCAAGCGCTTCTAATGTTGGAGCGTCATTACTATTAACAGTAAAAACGACTTTAACTTGCAATGAACCTATTTTTTCTACACTTAACTCTGCTTTAACCGCACTTTCGTTGCTATGAATAACACCTGTCATTGCAATATAACTGCCATGATTTATTTTATATGAAATTGTAAAACCTGTACTTGCCGGTAATGATTGATAATAAGCTACTACTTCTGCAAGGGTTTTTTCTATATCTCGTTTGTCTTGAGCTAACATCATTGTTTCGAAATATGCTGAAGTGTATTTGTTAGAATAATCAAGCTTATCTACTCCGTAATTCGCGGTATCTTTCCAAGCCACTATTAAGTCAAAATCTAAAACTAAAATAGCTCCTGTTTCCTGTGTTGACACTTTGTCTTGTGAATTTACCCACGACAAATCAATTACTTTTGTATAATCTCTTGAGTATGATCCAAAGCTATAAACTCCTTGCTTTGCAGGATTACCAGCACCATTAGAAAATCCAAAAATTGGGACTCCTTTAAAGTTAGCTGTTGATCCTGGATGTACCGTTCCATATTTAGTATTTGAATAATCACCAGGTATTCTTTTGTAAGGAACAAGCTGTTCTCCGTTGTAAAAATAGATTCTACCAGCTCTTCCGGCATTAACATAAACATAATTATCATCACGAATGAAGGCATTAATTCCTACTTCTTCAATAGGATCTGATGTATTCCAAGAAGGAGATACGGTGTCCCATCTGATTATTTCTGTTCTATTGACTGTATCTGCAACGTAGGTTCCTATCAACAAATCAATGTCGTAAGGAATCATTGCTTTTATTCGTAACGGTGTTTTAATGTCCAAAACGTTATTATCAAAGTCTCCATCTTCATTTACTTCTGCAACTTGATTTCCGTCTCCTATAAATAAAGATAAGTCTTGAATGGCCATTGGATGAAAACTAATATCTGTTACTCCAAAAGTAGCCCAATCTTCTACTGCGTTAGTAGTCCAGTTCGCTAGTGTTGCATGAGCGGTAGCCATTGCGATTCTATGAAGCTTGCTTTGAGTAGCCCAATAAAGATAACCATTATATTCAACAGCACCAAGACATTTAGCTTCTCCAGCGCCAGGCGTTGTCGTGTGAACTAAGAGCCAAGTTCCCGTTGAGGATCTTCTCCATATTTTCCCAGTATCTGCTGAAAACCAAAAGCTTTCTCCTGTTGAGACTGCAACTGCTATTTTGACTAATCCATCAACTGTTGCTCCACTTTCTAATGCTAATTTCTGTCTGACCTTTGTTAATCCGGGAGTTGAATGTAAATCTAAACCCACACATTCTGCAACGCTACCTGCTATCCCAGACCATTTGCTGTCAGCCAATCCGTTTATGTTTTGTAATATTATTGCCATAATTTATTTATCACCAAATTTTACCCCGCCAAATCCATCATTTGCTTTTAGGCCGGACTCAATAATTTGTTTAAGTTCTTCTGTTATGCAAATTTCTTTTCTTTCGTGAAGAATTACATAATCACATTCTGGCCTCCCAATCTCGCTTCCTATATATGCACTGCCTCCTAATAAAGAAGCTATTGCTGTTCCTATAATTACTTTTGTTTTATTGTTCATTTTTTAGTGGCACTAAAATTATTACCCCACCCTCTGTTTGTATTCTAACTTGACCTGTGTCTTGTAATTGCTGAAATAAAATATTTATTGTATTTAATTGTCCATTTTTAAAAGCTTCTGCTTTTATTTGTGCAATTTTATTTATAATTCCTTTCCAACCAAAATGATAAAGATTTGCTCCCACAGAAAGTATTAAGATAATTATTAGAACGATTATTAGTTTTTTCATAAATTTTTATTATTTAATATATTATTTTCCAAGTATCTCCTATATTAACCCAAGCTCCTTCGACCGCTTTCCAAGAATCTCCTATATTTATTTGCATAGCATCTACGTCTTTCCAAACATCTCCTATGTTTATTTGTATGTTTGTTCCTTCTGGGGCGGCTGCCTCCATATCTCCTATAATACAATATCCATTATCAGCCTGAGTGTTATCTTGATAACAAATAGCTACTTTTTGTGGTTCAGCAGAATTTATTGTTTTAATGTCTAATCCTTGGTCGGCATAACCACCAGTATCGGTGTTATTAAATTCAATCTCCTCCCCAAATGTTATTGATTTGTCTGCCCAATCAATCGTGACTTTTGTAGTTTTTCCATGATTGGTATCCCCAACATCCACAAAGGCTATTAATACTTCAGTTCCAGACAATACAGCCCCAGCTGTTCCCCAAGCACCATCTGAACTAAGTTCATATTCCGAACCAAGTGTTATTGTTCTTGTAGAAACTGTCCCAGCCATAACGTCTACTGATGATTCCGTATCGTCATTCCAAGATATTAAAAATTTATCAGTATCTAAACAAGTAACATCTAAATACCTCATTGGGTTCTCTTCAAATGTTACTACTGTTCCCCACGTTATTGTTCTGGTTGCTACCGTGGCTGCAGCACAATGTCCATCTGCCGTATCAGAAGAATCCCAACAATAAATAAATTTATCAGTATCTAATTTACAGACCCGAGACTCAAGTGGATAGTAATCAGTTGACGACATATCATTAGAACTTCCTGTAGTTATGCTTGTTCCAGAAACAGTGCTTACATTACATTTTCCAGTATCACCATTGCCCTCATCGTTATAGCAAACCACTAATTTATCAGTTGCTATTCCTACTGCTGTTACATTTTCAGCATCACCCGGGTTTTCAAATAAATCTTTAGTTCCCCAAGTTCCAATAGTTCTGGTAGATACTGTAACTGCTCTTTGACTACCAACGCCTCCGTCATCTCCATCGTTAAAAGCAACCGCAAATTTATCTGTTCCTAACTTTGCAACACCCATAGAAACATACTGTGATGATTCCATAGCGTCTGCCTCAAATTCACTTGAAGCTCCCCAAGTCATTGTTGTTCCAACTACGGTAGCTACTCTACAATCTCCAGCATCATCGTCTGTGTCGTCTATATTACAGACAACAAATTTATTTGTATCTAATTCTTCCATTTTAACATTAAGAACTGCTCCCGTGCTGTTATATTCATAAGCTGTTCCAAATACAACATCTGCGTCACTATAAATTGGATATTGAGCTGACTTTAACCAATTAATTGGAATTTGTTTTATATATATTCCTTCTTTTAAAAAACTTTTAATTTGAACGTTATTAAAATCTTCTTCCTCATTCGGTTGAAAACTATCCCAAGCCCTTGCTGGTTCTAAGTAAGAATAATCTCCAACCCTAACAGTATCAATCACCTCTAATTCATCTTTTTTATTCCAACCATCTATAATAAAATTAGTATCTAATTCAAAAATAATTTCTAAGTATTCTGCATTATATGGTATTTCTCCTAAATCTTTTAAAGAATCTATTTTAACAATCTTACTCCATGTTCTACTTTCGGTTTCCATAACAATATCTATACCTTTTCCAAACACATCTATGTATTCAGTTTTATTGTCTGTTTTAATAGAGCTTACTGCTTCTTTTTTTATTTCCTGACTTGTGTTCCAACGCATTCCAACTGGTTTAAATGCTATGTATTTATTGTCTAATTTATATTGTAAAGAATTACTATCAATTATATTTTCTTTAAACTCTGTTTGGTAATTTTGAATCCCAATTACAAAAATATTGTTCTCTGGAGCAGTAATATGTTCTGCTGGAATTGATACTGGTAATAATTGAGCAGCTAAAGCCGTAGTCGTAGCAATTACCGCCACCTTTTTCCATTGTTTTTTCCACCAAGACTTTAATACTTCCCATTTTTCTTTTAACCAAATGATTTGTTTTTCAAACATATTATGGTGTGTATTGAATATAAATTGTTCCTATTGGAAATCCTGAAGCCGCAGGTGGAGTGTCATCTGTATTATAAAGCGTCATTGGAACAGAAGGGTCATCTGCACCTCCACTATCTCCTGTGATTGTCACCGTGTCATCAAACACAAAATCTGTTGCATCGTGAGTTAATGTTCCAGAACCTATCGTTAAAATTTCAGTAGATCCCAAAGTAAATCCATCAGCAGTTAAAGTTCCTGTCATTGTATCATTAGCTCCATCGTGCAAATAAATATCATCAATTTCTGTATCGTTTAAGCAGTCAGTACAACCATCTTGGACATAATAGGTTGCAGCTATATTACAATCTACTCCTCCCGAAGTTCCGTCTGCCACACAAATCTGAGTGTCTGTTAAAGTTCCACCACTATAAAGTAACCCCAATTCCGTTGGCGTTTGCCAAGAAAAATTATCTCCAGTAGTGTCAAAAGTTAAAATATCGTCATCCGCTGGCTCTTCATCTACATCTAAATCTACCTCTAAAATAGTTCCTGCAGTTATTTCTCCTGTATCAATAGAAGCTCCAAAGGGATTTTCAATATAATTGTCTGTGTGTATTGTTCCAGAGTTTATTTCCCAGTCTTTAATCGTCATTGAGGCAATCGGTAATGTAATTACTAAATCCGAAGCTATGTCAGAGGCTATCAACTGAGTTTTATTAGAGTCTATATTGTAAAAAGTTATATTAGTTCCTCCGTCTGAAGTTCCGTCTAAACAAAGCCCAGAAGCGCAATCTCCTACGGCTTCAACGTCACCTGAACCTGCTGGAGTAGAATCACAAACTATCTGCGTATTAGCAGTGTCCCAGATACAATACTTTGTATCTGTTAGCGTACCTGCTTTCACATCAGTTCCTATAAGCAATACTTCTGAAGTTAATTCTCCTGACGCCAGATTACTCCAAGAAACTGCACCATCTGTGGTTAAGTCAATCATATCTGCCCAATCAATAGAATCGTTATCAACGGTGTCATCATAAATTTGCTCACCATCTATTTTATCGTCAGTCGTTGACCAAGTTATTGCTCCAATTATAAAGTCTTGTCCTGCTGGTAGAGTTAAAGCTCCAGAAGCCCCCAAGGTCACATCGTCAATCCAATTAGTTATTTCAGAATTTTGATATAAATTAGTAGAACCTTGTGCTAAAGCATCAGTATTCGTTGCCGCTAAATCAGTAGCGAATCTTTGAGTTGTATAATAATAATTAGTACCACCCTCGGCAATATCTTCGGTTGTGGTTGAGTACCAAGCCGTTAAAGTAAGATAGCCTGTGTCTAACGAACAGCCCTGGTCAGTTCCATCACAACTAAAGTCTCCGAAGTCATCGTTTGACATTTGTGTTGAGGTTGTGTTGTAATAAACGCTTCCTTCTAATCCATCAAAAATTCCTGTCCAATCTCCTGTGGCGTCTAACTCTATTTCTTCTGAACCTCCACAATTTATGCCCGTTCCTTCTACTTCTGAACAATCAAAAGTTATCGCTCCAGAGCTATAACCAATCCCCGTTCCACCTGATAAATGAGAATCAACCCTCGCTGTTGTAAAATATAAATTAGTTCCTCCTTCTGCTATGTCTTCGGTAGTAGTTGAATAAAAATTCGTTAATGTAAGAAAAACGTCATCTATGTCAAACTCAGTTCCATCCCAGGTTAAATTATCTCCTGCCGATTGAGAAAGTAGGTATTGAGCTGAGGTTGTAGTCCAGTCAGATGTAGAAATAAATCCATCAGCTGAAATTAAGTTTCCGGTAATGGTTAGATTTCCAGCAGATTCGTCAAACCAGAACTCTGCTGTTGCTGTTGCGTTCGAACCTATAACAACATCGCTTGTTGTTTCTACTGCGTATATAATTTCTATGCCGTCTGTTGTAGTCGCCCACGCTCCCGATCCCCCGCCACCACCCGTTAAGTCTGTATAGTCACAACTAATTTGACTGTTACTATTATCCCAGGTACATATTTTAGTATCAGTTAAAGTCCCAGCCTTTACATCCGTTCCTAAAAGTAATACCTCTGAAGTTAATTCTCCTGAAGCTAAATTACTCCAAGTTACCTCACCTCCAGCTACTAAATCAGCAAGGTTTCCCCAATCTATCATCGCATCTAATATCACATCATTAGGAAACACTATTCCCGTAACAACTGTTAGGTTGGTTATTGAAGAGGTGGCAGCAGCCATTCCATAAGTTATAGTTAAATCTGTTATTGTTGGGTTGTTATTAAATACTAAAAGTCCATCTCCAGTTTCATCATCCATTATTGCCGCTAATTCACTCGAACCATCTATTTCGTCTTCTATTAGAATATTTTCAGCGTCTAAAGCCGTTTCTAATTCAGCTATTGTATTAACCGTACAATTAACAACAGAGCCATCGTTGATACATAAATCTCCAGTAGTTAAAGTTCCCACTTGGTCGGTAATATCAATATCTATTTCATCATTAGTAGTATCCCAAGTACAACCAGTTCCACAATTTATAGTGTCTATATCGTCAGCTTGAACTGAGTCGTCTGCTAGTTCTCCTGCTCCTACGTTTCCCCAAACCACTTCACCACCTGCATTTAAATCTGTTAAATTTCCCCAATCAATGTGTGCATCTAAAATAACATCATTAGGTAAAACAATTCCTGTACTTATTGTTAAATTTGTTATAGTAGAAGTTGCCGCAGTTAAACCATAAGTTGTAACTATATTTCCAATAGTATAAGTACCACCCATAGCATCTCCTGTATTTAAAACATAATGAGGATGGTCATCGTCTGCTAATCCACTTAGATTTCCGTGGTCAGACACGGTTCCTCCTGGACTTGAAGGCAACGTAAGTCTAATATCTATCCATCTATCACCTCCCGCTGTTGGTAAAGCAGAGTCGTCTCCTTTTAAAATAATACAAGTAGATTTTGGATGATTTTCAAGACCTGACGGAAGTGATTGTGTTGCTCCTCCGACAATAGCACCATTTTGTGTTGCATATTCTACGGTTGGAGCAACGGCATGCATTTGACCGTCAACGGTAAATGTCATCCAAGCATAATATTTGTTTGCTGTTGTAGATGACATTGAACCAGTATCACACCAACTATTTGCAATAATATCTGGTCTTGTTTGATAAAGAGTTTCTCCACACCAAATTGAAATAATTGAAGTTTGGGACGTTGTAGCCGAAACGGTGTGTTGCTCGTGTAAATCGTGATAATATTCTCCAACGCTTAATGATAAATCAAAAGCATAAGTAGCATCAACGTCTTCTGAATAAATCATTCCACTTGTTACTAAAACAGGAACTGTCTTGATGAATGTCATAAATATCACCATTTTGAACGTTGACACTTGCGATTCCAATTTGATTTCCCGAAGCCGGAGACGTTGAAGTAGTAAGAGAAGATCCTGAGTTCCAAATAATATAAATTATATCATTATCCGCTAACACTATTCCTGCGTGAGCGTCTGTATCTACTATTAATTCATTAGCTTGGTCATATATTTCACCTGCATTATAAGATATGGTTGTACCGCCCTCATCTGTTATTGTGATTGTGTCATAAATACCAGACGGAGAAGTGTCTGTTGTTAATTGAAATATTGTTTCTGTTCCAAATCCACTTCCAAGAGTAGTTGAAGCAATCTTTCCTTGATAAAGACCATTAACCGTTAAATCTCCTAAAACAGTAGTCGTAGCACTTATAACCCCACTATTTGCCGTTAGAACCCCAGAGAACGTCCCTGTGGCCGATGTTAGTCCATAAGTTAGGGTTAAATCGTTAAAAGTAGGATTAGAAGCGGTTGTTAGATGCTGTCCAGTATTAAAGGCTAGCTGAGTATCTCCTATTCCATCGGCAGTAACAGCAAATCCACTGGCACTCCAAGTTATCGCTGTATCTGCTCTTTGAGATCCCCAATAATCAGCAGTGGTAGTTGAAAAAGCCCTTGTAGCTTGTTGAGTCTCCCAATAATCCATCGTGGTTGTTGCGTCTCTTTGAAGATAATAAGTGCTTGAAGCAAACCCTATTTGAAGATATGTTGTTAGCGCGTTGGCAATAGTTAAATAATCTGTTGCTGTTTCAGTGGCCATACTTCCTAATCCAAGTGAAGTTCTAGCAGTTGCGCCACTTTCTAAAACCCACTTAGTCCCATCTCCAACAATAAATCCACTGTTAGTTTTATCTAAAGTATAAAGAGTTGAGGTAGATTGTTTAAGAATATAATCTAATGATGTAGCGGTAGCAGAACCATCAGCTCCTATTTTAGATTCTAAAGCATTCGCCCAATCAGATTCAATAACGTCTCCATCGCTCCAATCATTTACTGTTGTTGGAAATGAGTTAGCAGCAAAAACAATAAACGATACCAAAAAGACTGGAACCAGAATAGACAATATAATAGTAATTCTTTTTTTAATATTCATGTTATTTTTGAAGGTAATGCTTCTTTTGTTTGTGCGTTTGATTCCAGTGGCTCTTTAATCTGTTCATATCCGCTCTCATGGTCAAAAATTGCTGTTCCAAAGACTCCACGTCCAAATCCTTGAGGACTTTTTTTTCTCCCGGTTACTGGCCTAGCTTCCTTTGTAAATGTATTTGCTTGTTTTGCTTCTTTAGCCATATTTAATAATCCCAACCATCATTACCTAAATCCTCTGAACTAGGGAGTCTCCCAATAATTTCTCCTGAGTTATCGATTGAGGCAACGGCATCTAATTGAACCTTTAAGTCGTTTTCATAGTTCAGCTCATGCTTATTAAGTTTCAATGGTTTTGGTTTAGATCCTTTATACTCAATACCGATTCTACGAGCCAAAAGCTCATGGAACTGACGTGGGAACCCAAACGTAGTAGTTGATGGATCTACGGACAAATCTGTGCTTCCTGTGAGGTTTGCCAGGTCAGCTGGATAAGCGTGATACCACAATCTTCCTCCTCCTGTAACTGCAACGATAGTTCCTGATAAAATAAGGACTGCCCTTCGTCTTATAGTATGAGCAAAATCACCTTCTGCGTTGCCAAATCGTTTTACAATTTCACTTTCAGTTTCAGAGCCATAGTAGTCTTTTAGATACGTTGAAGGAAAACGGGAATCAGCTGAGGCAAACTTTATCTCTAGCTTATGCATACGATTCAATAAATCATCTGGTAATCCATATTCGCGCTGATCGTCAACCAAATTAAAAGTAGAAGGAACAAGAAACATTCCGTTATTCTTTTCAACTACCATTGAAGAAATCTCTTTAATAAAAACATTAACCAAGACAAGTTTATTTGCCTGTGTAAAGGTTACGTCATTTGTTCCACACTTGATGTTTATAAGTGTATTTAACTTTGCTCCTGTCATTTTTCTAATTATTTAATTACTAATCCGAAACTATCAAACCCAAAACAACAACAAACCAGAATTATCTATTTAATTCTGATTTGAGTGCGACTCTAAACCATACAGAGCTTGTTGAATTGGTAGTAAAGAATATAACTCTCATGAACCTACTTGCTATTGGATCTATACTAACACTTTTTCTAACTTTAGAAGTAGTTTGAGGATTCCATGAATGAGCAACCGTTGTACTAGAATGAGCAATAGAAGTAGTAGAAGCTTGAATTAAATCTTCACCAAACCATTCTTGAAAATCATCTGAAAATTCATATCTCCAATTCAATGTTGAATCTGTACTACTACCAGTAAATTGTATATTCAAACTAATAAGATCTACTCCAACGGTAGCAAATGTCGTAGTAGCATTTTGAGTAGAAGTAGTATTATCTGCCTGGCTATAAATGCTTAAAGTTATTGAATTTGTTGAAGTTGTGGTTAAAGAATAATCGGTTTCAAGAACACTAACACTTTGAACGTATAATGCTGTTGAGAATAAAAGACCTATGCAGACAAGTCCGAGAAAAAATAAATTGTTTTCAATCTTTTTTGTAATCTTCATTTTGTTTTTATTTAATTGCGACTAATTATTGCGACGTTTTTCAGAACTCGTCTCAGCCCACAAAGAATGAGCTGAGTGAATCCAGAAAGACTAGGCAACAGGAGTTTTTGCTTCCGTATCATTAGCGCTAGTGACAGGAGAGATAACCTGAATGTTGGTATTAGCGTTAGTTGCTGTTGAGAAATTAGTAGTGTTTGACGCAGGCCAGATAAATAACAAATTACCTTCACCTGCTTGCACTTCATTTTCAACTGCTTCGCTAAGAACGGCGGTACTCATTGAGGCGGTTATAGCACAAACAAAGACAGGATTTATGAATGTATTAGAGAACTTCAAGTCAGTATTAGCTTTTACTCTGATAAAATGAGCAGTAGCTTCACTTGAGTTAATACTAAATACGCAATCTTTAAATATATTGCTTTTCATTTCCTGACTAGCTGTTACTATGTCAATCAACATGACAGCTCTAGCGCCTGAGGTTTCTAAGGTGTCGTTTCCAAAAGTACAATTAATAAATGTACCTGAATCTTCACCCATTACTACTTCATGAGTAGTAGTTCCGCCAAGCCTAGTTGCTACACCAAACACAAAAGAACAATTTTTTACAAGAGTTCCTTCACCACCAAATTGAACAACTGTCAATCCAGCAGCGTCAGTGCTTCTCTGTTCAAACTTAATGTTCCTAAAACTATTTCTAGTTCCAGTGATTTTAACAACATAACCGGTGTCATCAGCGGTAGCGCCTACAAACCTTGAACCTTGCTGAATTAATCTGTCACCACCGTCTAAACCAATAACGTGAATCCTGCTTTTAGACCAGGCGATTCCAGTGGTTATGGCGTGTGCGCTGTGTGAATTGACGTTAATTACGTCATTACGGTTAGTAGTACAAGCATCGTAAGCTTCTTGTACGGTTACGAAAGTGTTTTTGGGATGGTCTTGAGTCATCTTTTGAAATCCTGTATCAGAATCTTCAAAAACCCAAAACATTTCCCCGGCAGATAAGTAGTTTGCTCTCAATACTGGATCGAGTAGCTTTTTGACTACTGCATCTGAAATATTTTCCTTAAAACTCATTTAATTATTGTATTATCCAGCGAGAAGTGTTCGCCTCACTACTGAATAATAATTACTTAATAAGGCGACTTTGAACGCGACTTGTTTAACCTATTGCCATCCAGTTTAACTGTTCTGATATAACGTTGACATCAAGATCTAATCCAACTGTAAATCCTCTAGAATCAACGGTAACACCAAGAGTAGTAATCAAGGATCTTGCTGATGTCGCTGCTGTTATTTTATAAGCAGAAGCATCGGCCATGCCTTCAAACCACTCGTATTGATCTCCAGAAGTAACGTTTGTAACTCTTACATAACGTGGAATAAATCCAGTCGTTATTACAAAAGCCGCAGCAGTACCATCGGTGATATATCTGCCATGTGCAACATTAACAACTGAAGCTGGTTCTCTTGACTGTGTAGAAGTGATAGTCATGATAGTTTTTGTTAATTAGCATTTATGCGACTTTTAGCCGATGGCGATCCAACTAATCTGTTTGGCTGTAACATTAACGTCTGTATCTAAACCTACTGTGAATCCATTATCAAGCGGAGTAATTCCTAAAGTAGTAGTTAAAGTCCTGGTTCCGTCAGCTATTGTATGTAAAGCAGACGCGTCAGCCATACCTTCAAGCCATTCGTTTTCATTTCTGTCAGTCAGATTGATCACTCTAACATAACGAGGTTTAAAACCAGTATTAATATTGTAAGCAGCGGCTGTACCATCCGTAAGGTATCTACCGACTGCAACGTTATTAACTGAAGCAGGATGTTTTGTTTGCGTAGATGTTATGGTCATTTTAGTAATTTTAAATTAGTATTTTTGCGACTATAAGTTTAAAGCCTCCTTGTCTGCTTTGTTCGTAGAACCAGCATCAAGTCTGCGAAAGCTTAAAGCTTCTTCTGTCTGTCTTTGAGATTTCATGATTATCTTTGCAACTTGCTCAGGAACTTCAATATATTCCTGTTTTGGAAAATCTAATCTGTAACCATTCAAATTGACAGAAAGCTTAACGATTGCTGGCTCTTTTGGCGCTCTTGGGATAATAATTCTTACTCTAGGTTGCATTAAGAGTTTTTGCTTCATCCTGTATTTCTTAGTCCCGGGAGTAGGATTAGTAGCCAAACTACCAAAGAGTATTTGCTTTTTATACTGATACTTCTGAAGATAATCCTTTTCAGTCTCTGGCGCAGGGAGTTCTTCTCTCTCTGCTGAACCCTTAGACTCAATTTTTGGAGGAGCCTCTTCTGAAGCCTCAGGAGCAGGACTGTCATTCTGGTCTCTAGCTTTGGATTAGTCAACTTTTTTGCAGGATCTACTTCAATACCTAATTTTTTTAATTCTGCAACAAGTTGTGCTTTGTTTAATTTTTTAGCCATAAAAGAAATGAATAATTAGTAATACGACGATGTTAAGCAAGGATTAGTGAGAACCATTATGGTCTATCTATAACCCTACTTAACTAGAATATTAGCTCGAGACTGCGTGTTCAATAAGAACAGCAAAGTTCTCATTAAGAATCTTGGCAACAAAAGTTGCTTTCCATCCTAAAGTTGAACGCTGATTTAAAGGATCGGCAGTACCTCCTGAACCTAATGACTTATCAATGGTTTGCATTGCTTGGCCAGAGATCCTTGAGATTCCATAGAAGTTTGCTGCCAATATCAGTGTCTTGTGAACAGTGACAGTTGAAGCTTCGGTAGCAGCATTAGTTGTCATTACAAATCTAACTTCGTCAAGCTTTCCTACCTCTCCATCCATAACATTCATTCTGCTTGAGTATTCTTCAATAGAAACCCAACCTGTCTCGTCTTTTAAGTCGAAAAGAGTATCTTCTGAGATAATACCAACGTATGCGGCATTAATCGGAGAAGTGTTAAACCCCGTTGAAGGATTTACTATCTTAGTCAACTTACGAGCGTTGTTACCGTGTAATGTTCTAACAGCTTCTTTAATCTCTGCTCTGTCTAATTTCATTCCAGCTGTAACTTCAGCAGTATCAGTAGCTGTTGAAGCATACTGAATAGTAGTTCCTGCGACTATAACATTCCTACAAAGCTGATCTAAAGTGTTCCCGGCCTGTTGACCTTGAATTTCTTTAGTTTCAGTAATAATAGGATCGAGAGTAGAAAATTGTAAAACATCAGTCAAGGTAACGTAATCTCCGTATTGAGCAACAGTAGCTGAAACATCGGTAACACTTAATTGAGAGCCAGCAGGAGTTACTCCTTCTGTCAAAGCGGTAGTGGCAGCACTAAGTAATGAATATCTTCTGAACTTAATGTTCAAAGATGTGTGTGCTGGAATATCTTTTACTTGCGCCCATCTAGTATGGACTAATAAAGGACGAGCTTCTTTAAGCATTGTCTTTACGTAAAAATTGTTAATCCCAGCAGCTACTTCGGCGGTTGTTGTGTCAGACATTTTTTCGAGTGGCTATATCGCGGCTATAACCTATACCGTCATAGGAAATCGCGACAATCTCCTATATTTATTTTTTTAAATACTTTCCTCGCTTTACATCTAGCTGAAGTTGTTCAAAGGCTTTTGGATCCATCCCTTCAATTTCTTCTGCTGAAGGCATCTTCCCGGTAAAAGCTTTCTTAACCTTTAATTGCCTACCTCCTCCTTTATTAAGATCAGCCTCTTTATCAGCAATTCTTTTACGTTCTTTTCCAATAAACTCAGCGTCCTTGAAAGCGAGATGGTGAAAGATAGCTGAGACTGGAACGCCTTTCCAGTGTTCGCTTTTCATATATGACTTAATCCTTTTGTCATATTTTTTAGCAGCAGGCTCACTTGTATATAGATCTTTAAGCTCTTGATCGTCTGTTGTTGAAACAAGAGCATCTATAACTGGAGCAACTTGCCTTTTCACCTCTTTACTAACAGCATTACTAGCTTCAGAAGATAACTCATCGTCGTCTTCTTCGTCAACAGATTCTTCGTCTTTCTTACTACGAAGCTTTTTAATCTTAATTGACTGCCTGTTGATAATATGCTGTTGAGTGCTTTTCCTAACTGGAACGTTTTCAGGTGTGACTTCCTCATCTTCGTCTTCGTCATCACCTTCTTCTTCCTTGTCGTCTTCTTCTTCTGACGACTCAGTTTCTGTTTCTGTTTCGGATGTCTTTGTTTCAAGTGCCTCATCCTCTGCACTCTCACTTTCTTCCTTTGGTTCTTTAACCTCTGGATCAAAAGTGGCTTTTTTCTTTTCTGTCATAATGGTTTGGTATTGCTCGGCTTCTGTGAAATGACGAAAACACATTAGCCGGACGGTATATTTAAGCCCAATTAGGACTTTGCATTAAGGACAACGAATTATCCTCAAGGTAAAGACCTAATTAGTCGTATGGATCAAAGTTAGGTTTTCTGTTGTCAGGGTTTTCCGCCCATGACATCAGAGATTCTGGTAAGTCTATTAAATTTTCAAGGTACTTAATTTTTGTTTTTAACAATTCGCTTTCTGTCTTATATTGTTCAGCAGGATAATCCATTAAGTCATCACTGTCTCTCATCTTTTTGACCTGATGTCTGCTGTCTTTCAATGCTTCTACTATCAATCTCCAAAAATCAGTCTTTACGCCAGCCTTTATTACTTCCTTTATTGCTTCGTGGTCTTTTTTGTTTTTTAATGAAAGCATATTTATTTTGTCGCAGGCGCTGATGCCCGTGGCTTAACTTGCTTACCTTGTCCTGGTAATTGGAACTGTGGAGCTTCTGGCGCTTCAAAAAGGTCAGTTCTATTACGTCTTACAACCATTAGTTTCTTATGCGCTCTTATGTGAGCTACTAATGCTGCGTTTTGGTCTGCCTTTGCATGTATTTCTAAATGTATTTTATGATCGTCCATTACTCCTATCTTAGGCATTTTATTATCATTGAGTAAAACATTCTCATCTTCTGCCTGAAGCTCATCAACCGTTGGAGGAAAGGTAAGATTGATTTCTTCCTTCGTCATTCCAATCAGTTTAGCCATGTATTTCTGAACAAACCTCCTGTTGTTATCTGGATCCTGTAAAACCGTAGCTGCAAAAGGAGCGAAAGCCCTTTGTTTCTGCATTCTCTTTGCCTCTGACATAACCCTTGATTCAATCTTAACGTCAGGATCAACTGTTGCGATAATGTTCTCACGTTTTAATGGTCTATAAGTAGGAGACATTGCTCCACGAATACGAACAATCTTCTCATCGATTTTGTCTTTAAAGTGCTTTTTATAAAGTGTGTATGATAATCTCCAAAAGTCTGCTTCACTCCAACCATATACCTTAGCTGACATTGAATAGCGAGTATCAACCTTTGCTGACACTAGCTCTAATTCTCCTAGCGTTCTTTCTTGCTTTGGCTGAATGCCTTGCTGAATCTCTGGAGTAGCAGTAGCTCTTTGTGCAGCAGTGTCAAGAATTTCCATAATAAGATTAACGTATTGATGAGCAGTAGATTTCTGAATTGGTGCGATAGCATTATCTACCCGGCCATCTACACCCACAAATTTATTAACCTTAAAGTTTAAATCATTTTTATTTTTAATACGATTTCTATCAAACAAATAAGAAGGTATTACTTCTGATTTTGCTGACATCATTCCCAGGTTAAGCAACACAGCTTTAGCTCTTTGCTTGTCTTCAGTTAGGTCTGGAATAGATACTCCGTCCCAGCTATTAGACATTGGATATATTGCTCTATCTAAAAGTGGCCACCTCCCGTTATAATTCAACTTAATCATACGAGTAATAATAGACCTGGAATTGCCTAGCGTAACAAGATACTTTTGCCCTTTAATAGTGGTGAACCAGTTCAGTAAACGAAATTCATAATTGTCATACTTGCCTAGTGTTTCTTCTTTTTGATAAAAGGCTTCTAATCCTTGAGCTTCTCTGCGAGCTGCTCTAGCCTCGTCCATCGTAGATTTAAGGTCTTTGTCTTTTTTTAACGAACCAATATTGAAATATCCTGGCAATCCTTTTAACTCATAATAAGTAGAACCAGTCTCCCAGCCTCCAAACCTCATGGCACCTTTTCCATTTATACCATTAACAGATGTTGCCCGGGGATCTCTTATAAAAGTAATAGCATCAATCAGTTCTGGTATAGGACACATTTTTTCCTTGCTTCTGTCAAACTCCATCATCAATACCAACCCTCTTCCAAAGAACTCTGCGTCCCAGTTCCAGAAATAATCCAGCTTATTCTTTTCCATTACGTCATAATCAAATCTTGAAAGAGCGTTTAAATTATCCTCCACGTCTTCGTCTCCCTGGCCACCTCTGCCCTCCCATAGAACATTTAATCGATCATCGTAAAGTGCTGCATGAATAGTATTAAAAACAGTAAATAGTAAAGGATCTCCAACAGCTTTGGAATCCCTGCGTTGATTGTTATAAAGCTTTAGTCTGAGAAGATTAACTGCTCGCTTTGCTTCATTGAATGAGAAACAAAGCTCATACTCTTTCTCTATCTGTTTGATAATCCTACCCTGTAAAGAAGCACTTATGATTTCAGTTGTCTCTTTCTTATCTTCAACAACCTCCCTTTCAATGTCTTGATACGTAATTTTTACTTTTGTTATGGCCATATTAGTTATGCTTTGGAGCTACGCCTTCTTTCATCTTGACAACTTCTTTATGTACTAAGCAGTAATAATAGATTTCTTTTTTGAAGTGTCTTGCTTGCCACACACAGTCCTTTTGGCGTTCTTTGGCTCGTGATAACTTTAACTCTTTAATCTTTTTGCGACGTTCCTTTTTATACTTCGGATCATTAACTTGATCAATTTTGCTCATTGCTCCAGATAAGACAATAGTTTCATACTCTTCAATCTGCTTTCGAGTATATGGACTCTTGATAAACCCTAGTCTCCATAAAACTCTTTTAAATAGTCCTGGTATTACGGTTAGTCTGTCTTGATAAATGTCGTTGCCATGCGGAACTAAATACTGAAACTCATACTGAAATTGCAGAATATAGATGAATGACTGGACATAACGCATTTTCCTCAATACAGTAATCTTCATGATTTGCTCAGCTCTCCTCCTTTATTAAATCTTCTTTTAATTATACTTATGATTGTTGGAAAAAAAGCTCTGATTCTACCTAGCCATCGAACGAAGAACCAATATATCTTACCTCTCTCAAGCTCTTTCTCTAACAACTTTCTTTCTTCCAGCTCTTTTGTATTATACTTTTTACTCAAAGCTCTGCTGTGTTTTCTTGACGCACGACTCTTTGTAAGCATTAAATGTCTGTGCGCTTTCCTTTTCTTTAACCTGGCCATGTGTTTTGTGTGCCAAGACTTACCTCTCTTTTTTAAAGGTGTACCTTTGAATGTCATATTTAATCGTATGGATCTGGATTATAAATACTATGTGGTATTGCACTCGACCTTCTTAATGAATACGGGATAAATGGCGTATTGTGCAATAACAATCTGTGCATGTTCTCGACTTGATGGTCATTAATATCTTTTGGCCTGCCCTTTGGCTGTTTCTCGTCTTTGAATGAACCTCTATGCTCACTCCAGACATACTCATCAAGCTGTTT